CGGCAGCCTCAACGCTTACCGCCTTCACCGCAGGCAGCGCGACGCTCGCCAACACTCCGCCTGCGACGCCGACCACGCTCACGGCTGCCTCTACTCTGACCGCCTTCACGGCCGCAGCGGCGGCCCTGTCGCACACACCGCCAGCGGCCAAGACGCTGACCGCCGCCAGCACTTTGACCGCCTTCCTCGCCGGGTCGGCTACGATCGCCAACACGCCGGTCGCCCTGACGGCGGCTTCGACGCTGACCGCTTTCACCGCCGGATCAGCCACGCTGGCCCATACTCCGGCTACGCCGACAACCCTGACGGCAGCCAGCACGCTGACGGCCTTCACCGCCGGCACCGCCGCGCTGGCGTGGTCACCGGCTACGCCGAAGACGCTGACGGCCGCGTCAACCCTGACCGGCTTCACGGCGGGCAGCGCGTCTATCACCTGGACGGCTGCGCCTGCGCACACCATGACGGCGGCTTCTACGCTGACCGGCGAGATCGAGGCCGAGGACACCTACCTCAGCCACTACCAGTACACGACCACGATGGCGGCGGCGTCGACGCTGACGGGGTTCACCTCGGGCGCTGCGGCGGTCTCGTGGACGGCAGCGCCAGCGCGCACGCTCACAGCTGCTTCTACGCTTACCGGGTTCACAGCTGGCAACGCCTCGATCACGCACGGCGGCACGGCCCCGCCGACCACGTTGACGGCAGAGTCGACGCTGACCGGGATGACGGCTGGCGCGGCGACGATCGCTTGGACCGGCCCGCCAGCGACAACGCTCACCGGCACCAGCACGCTCACCGGCTACGTCTCTGCCAGCGCAGACCTCGAGAACACAGCCCCGGCTGCCGTGACCATGACGGCGGCGAGCACCTTGACAGCGGTCGTCTCCGCGAGCGCCGACCTGAGCGCATCCTTGCCGGTGCTGATGACGGCGGCGAGCACGCTGACGGGCAAGGTCTCCGCCGTCACCTACCTCATGCTCGGCGTCTCGGCGCCGATCCGCTGGCAGCCGCCGCGGCCGTGGCCGCACGCCGCCGCGCCCCGCAGCACGCCGCGGCAGGCGACGCCGTCCGCGCCCGGCAAGTGGCGCTGGGACCACGAACGCTGATGCCCGCCAGCCCGGCACAAGCCGAACGCCTCGCCGCCGGCGTGGTCGCACACTACCAGGACGCGGAGGCGCAGCTGATCGCACGCATGGCAAAGAACCTCGCCCGCGGCATCGACGCGCCCGAATGGGTATTCACGAAGCTGGCGCAGATGCAGGAGTACGAGCGCCAGGCCCGGCGCCTGCTGGCCGACCTCGAGAAGAAGGCGGCGATCGGCATCAGTACGGCCATCACGGACGCCTACGACTCCGGCGGCATGAGTGCGGTCGCTGACATCGCCAAGCTGAAGCCCGGCGTCCCGCCCGTCGAACCCCTCGCCGGCCTGCGCGCCGTCGAGGCGCTGACGCGGGAGACGCTCGGCAACGTAGTCGCCACGCACCCCGGCATCCTGCGCAGCGTCATGGACGGCTACCGCTCCGTCATCGCCGAGTCGCAGACCGGGATCCTGCTCGGCAACCAGACCCGGCGCCAGGCGGCGCAGACGGCGCTCAACAGGTTCGCGGCCAAGGGCATCAGCGGGTTCGTCGACAAGGCCGGGCGCGGCTGGACGATGGAGTCCTACACGGAGATGGCGCTGCGCACGGGCGCGGGACGAGCGCAGGTACAGGGGCACGTCGACCGCCTCGCCGCCAACGGGCTCAACCTCGTGATCGTCTCGGACGCGCCGAAGGAGTGCCCGCTGTGCAGGCCGTGGGAGGGGAAGGTGCTGTCGATCGGCGCTGTGCCGGTTGAGATGCCGGAGGAAATGGACCCGGCGTTCCAGGTTGCGCCAGAGGTTCCAACAGACGCATCTGTTCCAGCCGGTTATACCAGCATCGACGAAGCTCTGGACGGCATGGGGGGCAGGTATGGGATACCAGAGAGGTTTGTGGACGGGAAAGCCCGAGATCTTCAGCCTGAGCGTACCCTTACGGCACTCAACCAGATGGACGAGTTGCTGGGTGATGCACAGAGAAGGGGGCTGCCGATGCCGCATGACATAACCGTGGGGCATGAGTCTGGAGATCCGTTGGCGGCTGCCTTCCGCGCATGGGACCCTCCGACTCCTGGGGGCGCTCCCGTCTTCGAGTTGCACTTGAACGTAGCTCACAACTCCTGGGACGATATGGCGAAGAGTCTTGCTCATGATGGGCCGGACCATTTGCGTCTCTACTCCAGCGCCGGGAAGCAGCACATGCTGGAGCATGAGTACGCGCACCTTCTTCAGCATGACGGGTTCGGAAGGGCGATGTTCGTCAACGGAATGTGGCCGAAGCCCACGACAATCCAGTCGGCAATCAGGAGCAGCACGGGTATGAAGGCGACAAATCTGGCCAGGTGGGATGAGATCACGAATCGAGTTTCGCGGTATGCCATGGAAAGTCCTGGTGAGTTTGTCTCTGAGGTATACGCCGGGGTGCGTGACGGTATCGGATATGACGACGAAGTGATGGCTCTCTACAGGCAGTGCATCACGATAAAGAACGTCCCTGTCGATGCTCTCCACTCGGTCAAGCCCCGCCCGTGACCACCTACCCCACCCTCGACGAAGCCCGCGCCGCCGGCCTCATGCACTGCAACTGTAGGCATTCAGTATCCGCCTATCAGGAGGGCATCACGCGGCCCATGGGCGACGTCGCCGACCCGGAAGGCTACGCGGCCTCACAGAAGCTGCGCTACTACGAGCGCAAGGTGCGCGAGTCGAAGCGGATGCAGGCAGCGGCCATGGACCCGGCGGCGCAGGCCAAGGCGACGCGGCGCCTGAACGACTACCGCGGCAAGATCCGCGACCACGTCGCCACGACGAGCGCCAAGCGGCAGCCGTGGCGGGAGTCGATGGGGGTCAGCAAGAAGGCATTGGCGAAGCCGCCGCTACAGCCGTTGAGTGTCCCTGAAGGATTCCTGCCCTCTGCCATGGACAGTGAGGGACGCTACGTCGTCTATCACACGGTCGACCTCGGCAGAGCGCAAGGAGTCGGAGGAACACGGAAACCGACCCGTGCCGAACTGCTGCGCAGCATTCGCAAGGAGGGTCTCAGGCCGTCAGGTTACGGGCAGACCGTGACGACGAACCCCGTCCCGTTCTTCGAGTCGGGGACGCGACCCAGTACGTTCCAGCTTGAGTATCGCATCCCGCGAAAAGACCTTGAGAAATACCTTTATCGCGGCCTCGTGATGAAACCGCCCGGCGGAACGGCCTACGCGCAGCACTCACTGCAGAAGACGCTCGCGGCCGAGTTCTTGTCCCGTGTTTACCGTCCCCGCTGAAGTGGCCCCGCCTCGCCGCCGAGAGCCCCGCTACCCTGACAAGACATGCCCGGCCTGACGCCGGACAGCGAGTAGCCCAGGAGGCTATCCAATGACAGAAGTAGCCGAAACCGTCACCGCTCCCGAGCCCGTAGCCGCGGCTGGCCCGCCGGCGCCCGCTCCCGCGACTCCACCTCCCGAATCCGTCGACGCGCTGCCCGACTTCGCGCAGAAGATGATCCGCGAGCTGCGCGCCGAGGCGGCCAGTAACCGCACCAAGGCCACGACGGCGGAAGCAACGCGGGCGGAGACCATGGACGCTATCGCCAAGGCACTCGGCCTCAAGGGCGACGACGACCCCGCCAAGGCAGCCCAGACGGCGGCCGACGAACGGGACGCGGCCAAGACGGTCGCCAAGAACCTCGCCGTCGAGAACGCCGTCCTGCGCATGGCGAACAAGCAGGGCGCGAACCCCGAGTCCCTGACGGACTCGCGCTCGTTCATGCGCCAGCTCGAGGTCATCGACCCCGGCGCGGACGACTTCGCCACGCAGGTCGAAGCGGCTATCAAGACGGCCCTCGAAGGGAATCCCGCCCTCAAGGCGCAGGGAGCCGCCCCTGTGGCTCCAGCGCGCTCAGGCGGGCCCGTGGGCGGCGGCGCCGCGGTCCCCGGCCAAGTGACCGAGGACGAGCTCAAGACGATGAGCCCGGCGCAGATTGAACAGGCTCAGAAGGACGGCCGCCTCAACGCGATCCTCGGCAGGCAGCCCGAAGACTAAGCACAAGTTTCAGCCCCCGGCCCGGCGCCGAGGTGACGTAGGAGCCAGGCGCTTCTCGTCTCGTACCCGCAAGCATCGAGACAGGAGCGTGTAATGGCAATCACAGTGAGTCAGCGGGAAGTCTGGGCAGCTCTGCTGCAGCAGGCTTTCGACAAGCAGAATAAGTTCAGCTCGACCAGCGTCTGCAACCGCCAGTACGAGGGCGACGTTGCGAACGCGAAGTCGGTCAAGATCATCAGCATCAGCCGCCCGACCGTCGCCGCCTTCGTCGAGGGCACGACCAGCCTCACCTTCGAGTCCCTGACCGACGCGCAGCGCACGCTCGCCTGCGACCAGGTCAAGTCGTTCGCCTTCCAGCTCGGCGACATCGCGCAGGTGCAGTCCGCCAACGGCGGCGCACTCATGGCCGAGGCCGCCCGCGAAGCCGGCGCGGCTCTCGCCGAAGACGCCGACGAGTACGTGCGCACGATCATCGGCACGGACACCGCCGCCGGCAACATCGTCGGCTCTACGGCCATCACCACGAGCGCGCTGGCGATGGCCCGCGTCATCGCAATCAAGCAGCTGCTCGACGACTCGAACACGCCGCAGGATGGCCGCTACCTGATCGTGCCGTCGTGGTTCAACAGCTGGCTGCTGCTGGACAGCAACTACATGGCCTACGACGCGCTCTCCAGCGGCAACCGCATCGAGAACGGCGTCATGGGCAAGTTCCTCGGCTTCGACGTCATGGTCGCGCAGTACGCCGTCAACGGCGGCAACGACCACCGCATCTACGCCGGCCATCCGTCGGCGATCACCTTCGCCAACCAGATCGACAAGGTCGAGGCGCTGCGTCCCGAGAGCGCCTTCTCCGACGCTCTGAAGGGATTGCATGTGTATGGCGCCAAGGTCACCCGCCCGTCCTCAATCGCCTACACCCTCTGCTCGCCTGACTGAGTCGGCTGAGGAAGGAAGGAACTGACATGGCAGATACCGCCATCACCAGCATTACCTGGGACGACAACGACGGCACCAACGTCGCTGCCGCACAGGGCACCGCGCTCGACCAGGCCAACACCATGGTCATCACGCCCACCGGGCCGCTCGAGGACATGGTCATCATGGTCACCAACACCGAGGGCTCGACGAACGTCGTCACCGTCAAGGCAGGACCGACGACGGCGGGCCGGGCAGCGCAGTCGTCCGGGCTCGGCGACCTCGTGCTCACCACGATCGCCGCGACCACCGGCCGCATCATCCTGCCGCCGCTCGAGTCGGCGCGCTTCCTGCAGGCCAACGGCACCGTGCGCATCACGGTCGAGGCCGGCATGACCGGCTACATCATGGCCCTGCAGAAGAAGACCGTGCAGTCCGGGGCCTGAGTCATGGCCCGCTGGTATCAACACGTCTTCAGCGGCCAGCAGGTCGAGGTCAAGACGCTGGACGAAGACGACAAGTACAACGGCGTCTCCGCCTGGGCACGCATCGACGCGCCCTCGCCGACCGAGGAGAGTAAAGCCTCCGACGCCGGATCAACGCTCGCCCATCACAAGACCGAAGAGAAAGACGCCTCCGAAGCGGGCCGCAATCTGCAGGCGCGCAAGACGACGGCCAAGAAGAAGGCCTGACCATGACCGCCTACGCCACCAGCGACGAGCTCGCAGCCTTCGCGGGATTCGTGCCGGCCTACGTCACAGCCACGGCGAGCGCAACGGTGCTCGCAGGCGCAGTGGACGGCCTCACGCTCGGCGCTGGTGGCGGTTTCGGCTACGTGTCCGCCCCACCCGTCACCATCGCGGCCCCACTTGCAGGCGTTCGCGCCACCGCGACCGCAGACGTGGCGAACGGTGTGGTCAACTTGCTCACCCTGCTCGACGGGGGCAGCGGCTACGGCGCCGTTGCCCCCGCCGTGACCATCGCGCCGCCCGAAGACCTCAGCCGCCTGCTGACGCGGGCTTCCGAGCTCATCGACGACTACTGCCGCACGGCCGTGTATGCGGTCGACGCTTTCGACATGCCCACCGAGGCCGACGACATCGCTGCCTTCCGCGATGCCACATGCGCGCAGGTCGAGTTCTGGCTGGCCGGCGACGAGGAGGACGACATCCTCGGACCGGTCAGCGACATCACCATCGGCAGCGTCAAGGCGACGCCGGCTTACCCGATGGTGCTGGCTCCCCGCGCCGCGCGGATCCTCCGCTCCGCGGGACTCTACCGCGGCGAGCCGGTGTACCTGTGACCAAGGTCCGCCGCTCCCTGCTCAAGTCCACTGTCTCCGTCGAGACCTACGGCGGCGACGGCGCATACGGGCCGGTCTACGCCGCGCCCCGCACCATCCCCTGCAACATCGAGACGAAGCACCGCCTCATCAGGAACGCGAACGGCGACGAATACGTGGACCAGCCGGTACTCACCGTCCATCCTGACGACGCGCCCGCATTCACGCCCGAGACGCGCCTCACGGTGCAGGGACGCACCTCTACCGTGCTGTCCGTCGCGCTGCTCACCTTCCGCGGCGGGACCAGCCACGGCGAGGTGTCCTGCACATGACCATGAGCGTCAAATGGTACGGGGCGAAGGCGAAGGCCGCTGAGCGCAAGGGCGCGCAGCGCGGGCTGATGCTCGGCGCCGAGCACGTCCTCACCGAGAGTAACAAGGTGGTCCCCATCGAGGAGTCGACCCTGCTTGGGTCCGGCGTGGCAAGCATGGACGCGGGATCCCTCCGCGCCGCCGTCAGTTACGACACCGTGTACGCCTGCCGCCAGCATGAAGAGTTGTCCTGGCGCCACGACGCCGGACGCACCGCCAAGTACCTGGAGAACACGGTCAACAGTGAACGCTCGGCCGTGCAGGCGCTCATCGCTCGCGAGATCAAATCCAGCCTGGGAGGCTGACATGGCACACGAGGAAGCTCAGTTCATCCGGGGGCCGGTGCCGTTTCCTGCCGCCCCCACGGTCACGGTAGTCTCGCCGGCCACGACCTCATACGCGAAGGTCACGCCGAGCGCGAACACCCTCAAGACGATGTGCCGCCCGCGAGTCGTCACGCAGTCGCTCGTCTTCGCCGCGACCATCGTCCACAAGATCGTAGACGCGACCACCATCACCTCGGCGGCGCCGACGGACGACAACAGCGACCGTGCCAGGGCGACAGAGTTCAAGAACGACTTCAACACCCATGTCGCCTCCACCGCCTACCACGTCGCAGCCGGGACCGCCATCACCGCCGCTGACGCCACCAGCGATCCGACCCTGATAGCTCTCTGCCAAGCCATCGACGCGGCCATGAAGGCGCACGCCGCCTCCACGACCGAGCACGGCGGCATGACCGACACGGTATTCGCAGCCGCCCTGGTCACCGCAGCCTTGCCTGCCGTCCCCACCAAGGGCGAGTGCCGGACCTGGCTCGCCGACGCTGTGCTCAAGGCAGCGTGGACGGCGCATCTCGCCGTCCTCGACCTCGGTGCCTACGTCACCGCCGGCCCCGTGGGCCTGCCCATCGACTGGCCCTGCTCAGCGCCGTTCTACGCGAAGACCGACACCAGCGGCGGCGTGTTCGCCGTGATCGAATGGACCGGCTGGTAACGTGACCCTCGCCGCCGGCTTCGAGAGTAACCTCCTGACCGGCCTCGCCGTGTACCTCGCGGCGGGCAGCATCGAGGCGACCTGGAACACCAGCGGCGCGTACACGTCCCTGCAGACCGGCATCGTGCTCGGGTCCGTCCCGCAGGCGCCGGACCGCATCATCACCCTGACCGTCTACGACTCCGACGACGATCCCTCGCTGTCGGATTCGGTGGTCCGCGTGCAGGTCCGCTGCCGCGGAGAAGGCCAGGACAAGCGCAAGGTCGATGACCTCGACGCCGCTATCTTCAAGCTGATCGACGCGAAGACATCGTGGACCCTCTCGACCGGCGTCTACGTCGTGCAGTGCCAACGCATCTCCGGCCCGGCCCCTCTTGGCCAAGACGGCAACAATCGGTGGTCGGTCTCCTCAAACTACGCCGTCACGGTCCATCGTCCTTCCACGCACCGAACGTAAGGAGCAGACATGCCAGCAGTAACAAAGGTGCCGCTCGGCGGCGCAACGCTGAACCGCAAATGGTATCTCGACGTGAATATCGGCGCGTTCGGCGCTCCGACGTGGGTCGGCGTGTTCGGGATCAGCGACTTCAAGGACTCATTCACCCCGGACCTCGTGGAGGACGGCGACTTTGACAGTGCCGGTGCGCGCTCCAAGGTCGTGACCGCGACCGACTGGTCGCTGACCTTCACGGTAGAGCGCAAGGTCACCGCCGCCCTGGCCACCGTCTACGACCCCGGCCAGGAAGTGCTGCGCGCCGCCTCCTACCTGATGGGCATCAACAACGCCGTCGATGTGCGCTGGTATGAGATGAACGACGGCGGCCCCAAGGTCGAGGCGTGGCGCGGCTACGCGGTCGTGGGCTGGGATCCGGTCGGCGGCGACATGGCGGCCAAGTCGGCCGTCGCCGTGACCCTCTCGGCGCGCGGCGCCCGCACGGCTATCACGCACCCGGACGGCGCTGCGGCTGCTCCGGTGGTCTACAGCATCACGCCGAACACCGTCGCGGCTGCCGGTGGCACGCTGGTCACGGTCCGCGGTCGCGGCTTCTTCCTCGCTGGCGTCGATAACGTCGTGGCCACCACGGGCGTGCAGCTCGTGGCCCACAACTTCACCAGCTGGATCACGCAGAGCGACAACGTCATCGTCGGCATCACGCCCGCCGAGCAGGCCGGGGCCTCGTACATCAAGGTCACGAACGCGACCGGACCGAGCAACGTCGACATCGTCGTAACGTCCGCATAACGGGGGCCGACAATGGCCTTCCGTGACCTCGACGAGTTTCGCGTCGCCGAGCCGCCCGTCGTGCTGTCGATCCGCGGCCGGGAGTACGTCTTCCCGGCCGCGGTGTCCATCCCCGTGTGGCTGCTGATACAGAGCACGGGGCGGCGCGCGCAGAACGGCAGCGACTCCGAAGCCGAAGCACTCTCAGAAGCCGACGAGGCGCTGCTCACTGACGCCATGTTCGGCGACTGCAAGCAGCAGATGATCGACGACGGCTGCACCGGGGACGAGTTTCGCATCGTCTTCGCGACCCTCTTCGCGCGCCACCTCTACGGCACCGTGGAAGCGGCCGAGGCAATATGGGACGCGCAGGCCAGCCCCCCGGAAGACGCGCCGAACCGGGCGGCGCGGCGCAGCAAGCCGGCAGCGAAGTCGACCCGGCCACCGGGCTCCCGCGCTGGATCGACAACCCGCAAAGCCAAGGCGGCGTCACCTGGTCCGACATCCTCGAGTGCTGGAACCTCGTCGAAGCCGACATGAATGAACGCTACGGCATAGACCTCGACGAACCCGGCCTGCTCGAAGGCCGCACCGTGCGCTGGCTGAAGGTACGCATCCTCGGCCTGCTGGAGTGTGAGTCGCGGCTCAGTACCGCCCTGGCTCCGCCGGAAAAGCCGGGCGCTTGAGGAGGTGCTGACATTCCACTCACGGTAGGCGAGCTCAACGCCAAGATCACCCTCGACGACAGCCAGTTCAATCGCGGCGTCGATTCCGCCGGGCGCAAGTTCTCGACCTTCGGCACCCGCATGGGCGGCATTGCCGGCGGCATCGGCCGGGTCGCCATGGGGGCCGCGGTCGGCGGCATCGCCGCGATCGGCGTCGGCCTCGCCGCGGGCGCGGTCGCGGGGATGAAGTTCAACAGCTCCATCGAACAGACCACCATCGCCATGGGCACCATGCTCGGCAGCACGGCGAAGGCGAAGACGCTCATCGGCGAGGTCACGAAGATGGCCTCGGCGACGCCCTTCGAGTTCCCCGAGCTCGCCGACGCGACGAAGAAGCTCGTGGCCTACGGGGTCGCCGCCGAGGACGCCGTGCCGCTGATGACCCGCCTCGGAGACGTGTCCAGCGCCCTGGCCCTGCCCATCGGCGAGGTCGCCGACCTGTACGGCAAGATGAAGGTCTCCGGCCGCATCACCATGGAGGACATCAACCAGATGGCCGGACGCGGCATCCCGATATACGGGGCGCTGGCCGAGGTGCTGGGCAAGGGCAAGGACGAGATCCGCGGCCTCGTCGAAGAGGGCAAGATCGGCTTCCCCGACGTAGAGAAGGCGTTCGTCTCCCTGACCGACAAGGGCTCCATGTTCGGCGGCATGATGGACAAGCAGTCGCGCTCGTTCGCCGGCCTCTGGTCGACGATCAAAGACAGCGTGATCCAGGTCTTCGCCATGGTCGTGAAGCCGGGCTTCGACTGGCTCGTGAAGGAGGGCCTGCCGAAGGCCATCAAGCTGGTGGGCAAGTTCTCCGAGGGCTTCAAGAAGGGCGGGCTCGAGGGCGGCCTAAAGCGCATCATGGACCCGAAGACGGCGGCGCAGATCGTCGACACGCTGGGCACCGTGAAGGACATCGTGCTCGGCATCGGCGGCGCGATCCTCGCGGTCTCCAAGGTGTTCATCTCGCTGCCGGGCAGCATCAAGAAGGTCATCATCGCGGTGGGACTGCTGGCCGTCGCCATGAAGGCGCTCAACGTGCCGATCAAGCTGCCGACCGGAGGCGGAGCACCACCTGTAGTCACTGGCGGCGGGAAGCCCGGTGGCGTGCCCGGCGGCGGTCTGGTCGCCGGAGTCGCTGCGGTCGTCGGTATCAGCCTCATCGCTGACGCCTATGGTAAGTGGAGGCAGGCAGCCGACGAAGCCGCCGCGTCCTCTGATGCGGCCAGCACAGCTCTCGCCAAGAATGCCAAGAAGCTCGGCCCGGAGTTCGTTGCCAACATGCAGGACGCAATCAACCGCGACAAGTACAAGTCGCCGGGCGTCTCTGGATGGGCTAAGTCCTTCGTGGAGGGCAACTTCGACACCTGGATCAAGCCCCTCTGGGCTGGTCTACAGGGTCACAAGGTCGGCGAGGAACAGGGCAAACAAGCGGGCAAGTCGTTCAGCAAAGGGTTCGTCGTCGGTATCGCGGAGCTGGAGGCGCGTCAGGATACTCTGCGCGCCAAGCTGGCCGAGCGCATGAAGGCGGGCAAGCTCGACAACAAGGACTTGCTCGAGAAGCTCGACCAGACGCAGGGACAGATCGACCTACTGCGCGACACCGTGCACGAGAAGATGTACGCCGGCCATCTGCAGAACGAACCTTGGAACACGTCCATCGGCGAGTCGCAGACCAGGCTCGAACACTTCAAGAGTCTGGTCGCGGCGCCGATGGCCTCGGGCCACGTCAAGGCGGACGGCTGGCTGAGCTCCATCGACCAGGCCATCCTGAGGATGTCCACTTTCCGCAGTATGGTGCAGACGCCGATGGCCTCGGGGCACATCAGCAGTACGCGCCCCACCGACCACGCAGCCGGCGGCGTGTTCAGGACGCCGCACCTGGCCCTCGTGGCCGAGGCCGGCCCCGAAGCCATCATCCCCCTCACCCGTCCCGCCCGCGCCCGCCAGGTCATGCAGGAGGCGGGACTCGTGGGGGCAGGCGGTGCGACGCCCCCTGGTCAGATACAGAGCGAAAGGACTTCCATCGTCATCGACGCTCGCGGCGCCATCTTCGCGGATGATGCCGCGCGGGTCATCAGTGACCTTGCCGAGCAGGGCTACGATGCCGCGTTCCGCCGCAACTCACGGACGAGAGGACTGGCCATCACATGAGTACCGCCCTCTCGATTGGCAGCTGGAACGCCAACGACCGCGTGAACACCTTCCTCAAGGGCATGTCCCTGGGCAAGCCGAACCGCGAGGCCCAGGAGTACGGCGGCACCGGCGTGGACATCGCCATCGCCGGAGCCTTGGATACCAGCGCGTGGGTCGAATCGAGGTTCATTGTCGACATACGGGATTCCTCTGTCGACGCCGTCGCGGCGCGGGTCGTCCTGCTTTCGAGGGAACTTGAAGACCTGTCGCCCATCTCCTTCCAACTGGACGGCTCGGCCAACCCCGGGACCATGATCCCCAAGGTGTCGGAGTTCGTCGAGGTTCCGCTTGAAGAGCCGTGGAATGTGCTCCTGACGAAGACGTACATGACGCGCGTCGAGATTGTCATCCTGCGCGAGCCATGGGTTTACGGCGACGAGCAGATGATACTGAACGCCGCCAGCCACGAGGTCCCGCACGTCCTCGACATCTCGGCCATGAAGGGCGTCACCGACGCGCCCATCAACATGCTGGTCGACAGCGGCACTTATGAGCTGACATCGCTCTACGCGGGCTGTTACCCAGAAGAGAACGCCGACCTCACTCTGTTCCTGCGCGAGACGCACGACCTTTCATGGACCGGCGGTTCGGCAGACACGACCGTCAACGCCTACCCTGGGACCGGCAGCTACCGGCGTAACAACTCCCTGACGGCAGCCTATGCGGACATCGACGTGACCGACCTCCTGCACGGCGAGTATCACGTCTTCGTGCGCGCCTTGAAGACCGCCGGCACGGTCTACGCCAAGCAGGCATACGGCGACTATGTGTCCATTACGAGCACCGCATTCGACCTGTACCACCTCGGCGTCGTCACCCTGCCCACAGCGGCCGTCCACGGCACCGCAGCGAGCTACCTGCGCGTGTACCTCAAGGGCGATGCCACCAACTACGTCTGGGCCAACTACTTCTTCTTCCTGCCTGCGTCCTTTGGTGGCGCTATCGGCTGGAAGTCCCTGAGCGGCCATGCCCATGAACTGCTCTGGGAAGACGACGTGGTCTACCGCGATGCGGCTGGCTGCGTCGGCGAAGCCTTCGGGGAACGCCGGATGAGGGCGCGGCAGGGTGGCATCGTCATCATCGGGGAGCACGTCACTAACACCGGCACCATCCCCTTCGACGTGAGCGTGTACGTTGACCCTCGCTACGAACTGCTGACGACCTGATGGGCCGCTACCTCATCGTCTGTGATTCGACTTCAGACAAGCACGGGTACATCGGGTGCGCGAACGCGGCCTACGCGACAGCGCGTGACGGCACCGGGACGAAGACCGAATACTCGACGACCAACTCGTCAGGCTACCTGCGTATAGGGCAGTATTACTCGGGCTCGTCGTATGCGTGTTACGAGGCGCTTTGCCAGTTTGATACCTCCGTCATCCCCGATGGCGAGACCGTTACCGATGTCCGGGTAGCCTTCGGCTTCAATACCAACAACAGTGGCCACGATTTTGTGGTGCAACTGCGCGGCCCCTATGACTGGGGCGGCACGGCCGCGCACCATCATGCTGACGTGAGCGTTGCCTACAGCCCGCGCCGGAACTGGCTGGGCTGAGATGGCCGTCTGGAAGTTGAGTCACTGATGGCTACCAAAGTCTTCTACCCCTACGAAGACGGCGCGAAATACGCTGTCAACCCGAACTACGCCGTGGCGCGGGCGTTTAGTGACAACCCCAGTTGGAGCCCGATAGCTGCCGAGTCGCGGGTTGGGCAAGTCAAGATCACTACGAACTACTACTGCTTTGAATTCTTCCTTCTCTTCGACACATCCACGCTTCCCGCCGGTGCAGTCGTATCCGCAGCAGAGTTCTCGCTCTACGGCCACAGTGGTGATGGCACCTACGTCATGGAACTGCGCCGAGCTACCACGCTTGGCGACTCTTTGGACACATATGACATAGTCGCAGGAGCAGACCTTGCTGCACTAGTGCTCTGCGCAACCTATGACCTGAACGGAGGTTGGTCCGCGGCAGGGTACAACGACTTCGCTGACGAGGCGGGGTTTGCGGACGAAATAAACCCAGACGGTCTTACCGGCTTCGTGCTGCATTGCAACAACCTCCGAACTGGCACGTCGCCTACAAGCAACGCCCCGAGCGCCTACTTCTTCACCGCTGACGAAGCAGAATCCGGAGAGCGGCGTCCAAGACTGACTGTCACCTACGACATCGTTGTCTGGGGCGCCAACACCGTCTCGATCGACAGCGATGCGGAGCATACCCACGATAATGATGTAGTGCTCACGCTCTCGGCCAGTGCGACGCTGGACGGCCAAGCGGTCACCATCGACAAGATGCGCTTCAGTGAGGACGACGCGACCTGGGGCAGTTGGGTGGACTATGACGAGGAGTATCCGTTCCAGCTTTCGCCGCAGACAACCTACCCGGCGCAGGCGAAGACGGTGTACGCGCAGTTCCGCGTCACGGAAGACGGCGACGACTACGACAGCGTCTCCGTCCATGACCACGTTGACCTCGAAGTCGTCTGGACCGGCTCCCTGCTCATCAACGGCGGCTCGGCCATCACGCGCAACCTCAACGTCATCCTGACGCTGGCAGCTACCTCATCGGCAGGCGCGGTCACGCACATGCGCTTCTCGAATGACAACTCGACGTGGGGCTCGTGGGTCACCTACGCCACCAGCTATGCCTACACGCTGGTCGGCACCATGCCGCGTCCCGGTACTCGCCAGACCTTCGTCGTGTATGTACAGTTCAAGGACGACGACGACAACACCACGGCGGGCTTCGACGCCATCGACGTGGTAGGTGACGCGATCGTCTACATGAGCCGCTTCGACAAATCCAACCACCAGCATCCCGTCTTTCTGGAGTCCTGATGGCTACGCAGATTTCACTCCTCGTCGGCTCGAACGCCCTTGGCTGGGCCGAGATGGGCCACGAGGCTTTCATCGGCCAGATGACCAAGGTGATGCCCGGCGGCGACGGCTCGCTGGAGTGGTCGCTCTACGGGGACGCTGCGTGGAAGTACCGCAACGTGCTGGTGCCCGGAGCCAAGGTCAGGCTGCGCGTGGACGGCGACCCCATCTGGGGCGGGCGCCTCTACAACGACCCCATCAGGCACCGGCTCACCACGCAGGAGCAGCTGATCTGTACGGCTGGCGGGCTGAATGCATGGATGACCCGCCAGCAAGCCTTCGCTGCCGCCTTCAAGGACAACGACCTCGCCCAGTGGAAGCGGGTGCGACAGACCTACTCGACCGGCGACGGGGAACTGATCGCCATGGAAGGCCAGTCGCGGTTCACCACAGACACTGATGGTCGCCTCTACGCCCACGCCGAGCACGAGAAGGCATACCCGGCCTATGCCCGCGCATCCTTTGGCTACTGGCTCTTCGACGGCATGGACTACGGCTACAAGATTCAAGGCATCACTGCCTCTTACAAGTGCAACATGCCTGGCGACTGGGAGATTTCGTTCCGCGAGGCCGACACGATGTGGGACGACAACACGGTGCTCGTCTCCGAGACCGCCGACCAGCCGACTTGGTACGAGCGCGACGTTGACCTGTCTCCCGCGCATCCGGCTTTCCAGATACAGATGCGGCGCAACAACGATGCCGATGGCTTGGCCAACGAAGTCGCCTCCGACCCGTGGATGTGGATACGCTGGGTGAAGGTCTACTTCCGCAAGCCCGGTGCCTCTGTGGACCGCACGGTGACGATCTACGACGGCATGAAGGACATCGCCAGCCTGACCGGCTTCGCCACCATCGTCGAGCCTTCAGACACTACGCTGGACGTAGGGCAGACGAACTTCATGCTGCGGCCAGATGAGCAGCGCACCGCCGCCGACGCTCTGCGCGAGGTCGCTGATCGGCACAGCGGCTACGTCGAGTACGCCTTCTACACGACCTTCGCGGGTGAGGACGCCTTCTACTGCTGTGAGAAGCCCGCCGTGGTACATCCCGGCAGGAACACGGTCTGGACCTACGGCGGAATCCCCGGCGAGGACGCGAGCGCGCTGGAGCGCGACGCAGAGACCTCGCCCGACTACGTGTGCCTGCTCTACAAGTCCGATGGTGTGGCGACCGTGGCCGATGGCTGGCGCAGGCGGGCCTGGTATCCCAGCCAGCCCGCGAACTTCAACGCTAACGTGATGCTCATCGAGGACTGGGCCGACGTGAAGCTCGTGGTCGGGGACGCCAACCTCTTCGCGCACCGGGCATGGGACCAGCTTCAGGCAGCTCAGTGGACCGGCAGCGTGCCCTTCATCGATCATGCGATGGACGAGACCGGCAAGCTCAAGCCCTCGTGGAAGATACGCCCCGGTGACCGCCTCAAGGTGCCGTCTCTGGCCGGCGCCACCGATCTCTACGTGGCCGAGACTTCGTTCGACTTCCAGACTATGACCTGTGAGGCCAATATCGGACCGCCGTGGTCTGGCCTAATGCTCGGCAAACGAGGAGACTACAGGAGGCTCACGCACAAGGGCCACAAGTATGGTCACAAGGCGCGCAAGTACCACCGCCCGAAGTCGCACAAGGGGAAGTGGGTCAAGTAGTGGCTGACAACTTTGAGAGAGTGAAGAGTGACATCTTGAAACGCACTTCGGGCAACGGTGGCCCCACGCCGTTCGACCTCCTCGAAGCCATCGAAGCCACGAACGAGGACAACGACCTCGCGCACACCGCCATCATGGATGGGCTCAGCGCCCACCTCGTGCAAGCCGAGAAATTCTTTGACCGCGTGCAGAAGCTGGAAGCCTACCGCGAGGATAGCGAGCGCAACTGCGCCCGGCGCATCAAGGCACTCTGGCATGAGGAGCATCTCCCGGTCCACGCCCAGCACGTCGAGGAGATGCACAAGCTCGACGAGGAAGTCTACGACATCAAGAAGCTCTACCGCATGGTGAAGTGGGGAGCCATCGTCATCGGTGGAGGCGTGCTGCTCATCCTCGCCGACCAGCTCGGCAACATGATATTCGGAGGCGCGACGTGAGCGTGTCGAACATCACTCTGACCAAGGCCCTGCTCGCCTGCGCCAAGCGGCACGAGCTGGCGATCCCCAAGGTGAACATCCGCGTGAATACTTGGGGACAGGGCAAGCGCACGCTGGCGTGGCGCGTCAGCTCCCACCTGCACGAGCACA